GGTTAAATGGATAATAGTCAAATACAAGAGGATTTAGAGCAATTAAAAGAGATGATTACAGATGTACCCTGTGATTTTAAACAGCTAGATACAGAAGAAGATGGTACATTCGAGGGCTATGGCTCGGTATTTAACAACAAAGATTTAGGAAATGATGTCATTCGTAAGGGTGCATTTGCTAACACACTCAAATATAGAAAACCAAAACAAGTAAAATTATTATATCAACACAAAACAGATGAGCCGATAGGTGTCATTGATTCTTTAGAAGAAGATAATAAAGGGTTATACATCAAAGGCAGATTAGCAATGGGTACACAGAAAGGTCGTGAAGTTTACGAGCTTATGAAGATGGGTGCTTTAGATTCTATGTCAATAGGATATAGACTATCGCCTGATGATTATAAATATGACCCAAAGCAGAAGAAAAGAATAATCAAATCTGTAGACTTAATGGAAATATCATTAGTCACATTCCCAATGAATCCGAAAGCGAAGATAACAAAAGTTAAACTTGCTGAAATGAATGTAAGAGAGATAGAGGAACACTTGCGAGATGCTGGTTGTGAATCTGTAGCTGTTGCAAAACATACTGCACAAGTGCTTTACAAATCATATCGGAGTGATGAGCAACGAGATGTTGTTGAAAGCATGAATCAGTTAATTAACACAATTAAACCATAAGAGGTTATTATGTCTGAAGAAATTAATGATGTAATTGATAATCTAGGTAAATCTTTTGAAGATTTTAAAAGTGAAAACCAAAAGAATATTGATGAAATCAAAAAAAATGGTGTCGCTGACCCTATTCTTCAAGCAAAGGTAGATAAACTTGCAGATGATGTTGCTACGAAAGCAGAACTGAAACAAGATGCCGAGCTTAAAGAACAAGGATTAGAAGATGCAAAAAAAAGATTAGATGCTTTAGAAACTAAATTAGCAAGACCTGAAACAGGTAATTCTGCTAAAGAAGTGGACTTACAAATGAAAGCATTTGGTAAATATTTAAGGTCACAAGAGTTAGACCCTGAAGAAACAAAAGCACTTTATGAGTCAGATGATTCTTTAGGTGGCTACTATTGCCCCACTGAATATGTTGCAGAACTTATTAAGTCTGTGACTGAGTTCTCACCAATGAGGTCTATTGTCAAAGTTAGAAGTACCGATAAGAGAGGGATTGAAGTTCCAAAAAGAACAGGTCAATTCTCAGCTCAATGGGTAAGTGAAACTGCGACTCGTTCAGAAACAACTGGGTATACAACAGGCTTGATGTCTATTGATGCTCATGAGTGTTATGCACTTGTTGATATGTCACAAGCTATGTTAGAAGATTCTGCTTTTAATATGGAAAGTGAAATGGCTACTGAGTTTGCAGAACAGTTCGCTGTTGCTGAGGGAACTGCTGTCGTATCAGGAAATGGAGTTGGTAAACCTTTAGGACTTACTGATTCTACTGCTGGTGTGGGTGCAACTAACTCAGGTAATGCAAATACACTAACTGCTAATGGTCTTTATGACTTAATCTATGCACTTAAATCAGATTATTTAAGAAATGCAAGATTTGTTATGAATAGAGGCACTTTTGCTAAAGTTCTTCAATTAGAAGATACTGCTGGACAAAAAGTGTTCCATGTTGGCTTGAACTTAGTAAGTGGTGCTCCAAGCACTATCGCTGGTTATGGTTATACCCTAGCCAAAGATATGCCTGATGTATCTGCTGGAACTAAACCTGTTGCTTTTGGAGATTTCTCAAGAGCATACACTTTAGTAGACAGAGTTAATATGTCAATAGTTCGTGACCCATTTACACAACAACATTTGGGCAATGTTCGTTATACTGCTAGGCGAAGAGTTGGTGGTACTGTAGTTCTTGCAGAGGCAATTAGACTACAAAACATATCTACATAAGATAGGAGTTATTATAATGAGAGATATTTCAAATAATACTAAATCTGTGACTTGCCAAGATGCAAAAGTATTTACTGCTGATGCAAATGGTACAACAGTAGACATACAGGGTTTTGAGTCTTGCATGTTTATTGTGAATAGTGGTATTGAAGGAGATACATTATCAGGTAGTGTGAAATTTGATTTCATATTA